GGGATTAACCCTTCGTGAAGGTTGAACCTGTTTCAGTAGAAATCCAGTATTGCAACTCTACTGTTTTATGTTTGAAGTTAGAGATACCCTTTGATGAGATTTGCACATCATAGGCACCACCAAATAACTTAGTGAGATGCTCTGTTTTAAAGATGAAACGAAACTTGTCACCATTACCAGAAGAAACTTCAAGTGCATCGGTGTGTGCCGAACTATCAGACGAATCAAATGCTGTAACTGTAACTTTAGAACCATCCGATTCAACTGCAATTTGTGGTGAACCAAGAACACCAGCAGCTTTCATTATCCAATCAAAATCTTCAGCAGATAAAGAAAACGACACTTCAGGATTAGGCATCGCCAATTGTTTCTCAGGTGGAGTAACAATCATTGTTGGCTCACAAAAGCGATACTTCATTTTACTACGACCTTTGTTACCAACAATCTTCACTTCTTTATCACCGAATTCAAATGTTGGGTTGTCTTTGTGTAACGAAACTACCGATAGAAACTTGTTCAAGTCATAGATACCAAACTCAGTTGGAATATCTTCTTTGATTGTTACTTCAGCAAGAATGTTCTTGCCAGAGGACATGGTCTTTAACACCTTGCCTTTTTTGAAAAGAATACCTTGGTTGATTGCACCAAAGTTCTTCAATACATTGATTGTATCATTTGATAATTGCATAACATACTCCATATTGTAATTGAAACTTCATTATACTACATCTAAAATTATTTGTCAGGCGAATATTCAACATCGTGTTCATAAAGAAACATAAGGCAACACATCGCATGAGCTAAGTGATGCTTACCAGATTCAGGATCATTTGTTTCGCCTTCTTTCCATGCCCACATATGTCTTTGCATGGCATCAAAGTACCTGCGTTTGGAATCTGGCACATATTTCCAATTATCAGGTTCATATTTCTCAGCACCAAATGTAAGAATTTCAACTGTGGCTTTTAGTGCAAGTGGTGGTAGTAAACCATATTGTAGTTTACCACCATCAAACTTGCGACCACCTGTTGTGGCTGTTTGTGATTCTTTTACTGCTTTACTTGTCATAGCTTACCAGTATATTGTGCAACAGCTGGCATATTACCAGTAAACGCATATGTACCAATATGTTGTGTTCTCATCCAAGGACACAAATAAATTTCACCACCAAGCTTACGCCACATTTGACAGAACATATAATCTTCACTTAGATAGCGGTCAGAACCACCACCAGTAATTGAATCTTTGGTATCAATAACTGTATCAAAGAAGGCATGAATGTAACGAGTGCCATCAAAGTTAGCTTGACCAACATGGTCTGGTTTGTAGTGAATCATTGGATAAGCATCTTTCATCTTATCAAATACATGACGCTTAATCATCATATGACCAGTACCGATTTCTAAAACATTTAATGGTTCTGATACTTGAAATGACGATGTGCCTTTTACAACGTTGAATACATATTCGCCAACTAAGTTTTCAAGTTCACGAGGTTCTAAATCTGGATGGTTTCTAGCTGCATGAGCAACATTACCCCAATTAATAGATTTCTTAGGATAGGGACCACCAATAACATCTTTATCTAATGCTAGTAAGGCGATAACATCTTTTGGTGAGAAGTGGATGTCCGAATCAATGAACATCATGTGTGTGTAATCTGAACGCAGAAACTCATCAACTAGGTAGTTACGAGCTCTTGTGATAAGTGATTCATTAAACAGGAAAGAAAACTTAGTTTCAATTCCGTATTGGTTAAATGTAGTTTGTAAATCTAGGCAAGACTTGATGTATAAACCGTGAGCCATGCCGCCATACATTGGAGTAGCAATAAACAGTTTATGTTTTTTTAATTCTTCAATGTTAACTTGAATTTCCATAATGTATCCATAAAATAAAAAAGAGGAGAGATACTAATATATATCTCTCCTCAACTAGTGAACCTAACTTAAATTAGGCAAATGCACGCTCACCTTGTGAACGGAGAGCAGCGATACCAGCAGCAACGATACGCTTCGTTGGTGAACCTAAGCGATAGAAAGATACTTTATCGCCATTGCTATTGATACGGCTGTTCAAATAGATTGTATGACCTTCGTTACGCAATTCATTGATAGTAGCGGAAGGATTTGCTACACCAAATACAGATTGCATTTTCTGTGCGGTCAACGTGTTATAAGAACCTTCTTTTGACAAATATGCCAATACTTTTGCTTTTGCAGACATTGTAAAACTCCATAATTAAAAAAATGAACCACGATTTCAGGACATCCGAGAGGTGGTTCAACTCTCAAGATATGTTAATACTAACATACAAAAAAGAGTAAGTCAAGCGTTTTACGGCAGACTTACTCATCATTGCCTCTAATTAGATTTGAATGTCGCCTGATGGTTGTTGTTCAGGTAATGTAATATCAACTGTTTGTGCCATCAATGTTTCGGTATTGGCACCAGCATCCACTTTAGAATACAAGTCAAGGAAAGACATCTTGGTGTCATCATCAAAACGATTCAAACATAACTCAATGGCCTTCATACGATTACCAAACACACCATAGGTCTTACTGATATGTACCAAACGGCGAGTGGAAATCACTTCGTCAACTCCGCCTTCTACAAAGGTTTTACGAATCACATCAGCCCAAGTTACCAATTTCTCAGCAAACTCATCATCTGCTTTACCGTTTGCTTCTAATTCTTTTTTGATAATCTTCTGTTCAACCTTAACAGGAGGCCAATCTTGTTCATAGGTATTAAGGAATCTTTCTAAGAAAGCCTCATTCAATACATTGGTGAACATATAACGACCATCATCTGAACCTTTACCTTTAGTATTGGCAGTAGCAATGATTGTGAAACCTTCAGCAGGCACAACTAACTCATTCTTCTTTTTCAACAAGAATGGTTTGCCTTCAAGCACACGCTGTAAACAGGAAAGATTTTGAGCACCATAATCAATCTCATCAATACACAATACGGCACCTTGACGAGCAGCTACGGTAACCGGGCCATCTCGCCATTCCATTTGACCATTGATTAACACAAAGTTACCGAGTAAATCAGATTCATCGGTTTCAGGTGTCATTGATACGCAAACGAATTTACGCTTTAGTTTGGCAGATGCCTGTTCAGCGGACATTGTTTTACCATTACCAGAATGACCAGTAATAAAAATTGGGTAAAACTTTTTAGAACCAATGATTGAAAGTAAATCATCAAAGTTACCAAACGGCACATAATTTTTATATACAGCAGGAACTAAATTTTCGGTTTCAAGGTCGGTGACCACATTTGAAATACGATTACCAGATTTCACTTCATTTTGTTTTGGCATTGGAATAACCTGTGCATTATAATCAATCATTTCAGCAACAGGTGCCGAGGAACTATTTGGTACTTTATACAAGCCACGACCAACTCGGTTACCAATATCTTTAGTAAACCATTGAGCACCAGATATGTTCAATTTTGAACAAATATCTTTAATCTCAGATTTTGTTACGGTGCTTTTGCCAGTGGCAATTAATAATGTTTTAAACTTTTCACGAATTTCAATTTTGCTACTCATAATATAACCTTCCATTTTTCACTAGATCCTACCATTGTATCATAAACCACAATCAAAGTCAAGCACGATGTTGCTTAAAAACAACACCTTAGGCAGCAATGCCATCAATGAACCTTGACACCATCACACGGTTAACCGCTTTCTTTTTATTCATTTTCATAAATGCCGTTTTTAATTTATTAGCGGTTACCGTACCAGTTACAACCAACTCCTCATCTTCAATCTGTAAATCAGAACCACCAGGCATAATAAAGAATGATTCGTAGCCTTTATTGTAAGATTGAATAAACTTTTCACTTTTCATTTTAGCAGCAATGTCTTTAACAATATCACTTTTATCTGGCGAAATCATCATATGAGTAGCACTATATTTTTCTTTAATCATCTCACTAATAGATTTACCATCTTTATTAGTATATCTGTGTGCAATAGCCTGCCTCAATTCACGACCTTGGCCTGCAATAAAGAAACCAAAAATCTTTGCATCAGTCTTGGCACGGAACCAATTAAAGATACCGATGCGGAATGATTCATCATAATACCCATTAAGAACGGACGATTCAAGTTTAATTTGTAATTTGGATTCATAATCTTTAATGAATACATTTTCCCGAGAGCTATTGAAACCTGTGGGTTTCACTACTTTTTCACCTTGTTTTTCCCATTCATGTGGATCTCTTTCAACATTTATTCTACTTGTATTATCAGCATCACCATCATGGATAATCACAAGGTTAACCAAATCTAAATTATTCACTTTACGGAATTGTTTTGTAATTGGTTCTAATGCAATCATCGCTTGCAATAAAGGAGTATTACCAAGATGCTCACTATTTGGTCGACCAAGAGAATGATAATTGCTTGTATAAGATTCTTTTAGCAAAACCAAATTACGAATACAACGATTAAATTCTGAATTGCTCATTTTTGAATTGATATACTCACGCAAATTCC